TTGTTTGCCTTTCTCAAGGCTTCTTTAGTAAAACATTTAACCATGTTCTTCCTTTCTCATTTCAAGGGCAACAGGCATGTACCATCCTTGTTTTCGATCCCTGTTACCTTCTTCAGTTTTACGCTCCCATCTTAGGACACGCACGATTGGTGACATTTCAGATGCAATCATGCAAGCAATCATAACAGCTATTGGGTCACCACCACCAGGCCAGAGAAGAAAATCCTCTGGACTGAAATCCTTCATTATCCGTCTTGCCTTCTGTATCGATGGACTGGGAAGAAATTGTGGCTTTTCGTTTGGCTCAAAAACTACCTCCAATTCACCATACCTTGTGGCATCCGTTAAATCAGGTGTCCACCCAAACTTATTTTGCTGTGGACGATTAACTATATATACTTTGGGCAAACTCTTTCCTTTCTAATAATATTTTGACTTACCCTTTGACTTAGCAGGGGAAGTTTCCTGCAAAAACTCCTCTGGGCGGTCATCACTTAATCTGTCACTGGTCTTAAATCGAAAGCGACAGCTTGGGCAGAAACGATATCGAAACGTGACACCGTTTCTTTTTCCTGTGTTTTGTATTCTCGTATCCTCATATCCGCATTTTACGCAACGCATTTTTATTTTTGATCCCATTAATATCTTCCTTTCTAAGTGATTCGTTTAGTCTAATGGCAGTGATTCCAAAGGTCAAATAAAAAAATAAAATAAAGTTTTAATTATTTAAAATCAATGGGTTATAAAATAGTTTACCAAAAACGCAAAACAAAAAAAATTCTGTGATAAAATGGTATTAGGACAAATCAGAAAGGAAAAGAAAATGATTTTTACATATCCAAAGCCGTGTGTTTGTTGCGGAAAGAAAGCACCAAAAAAGACTGAAACTTTTATTACTTGGGGTACACCTGCCATTGACGAATACAAAGGCAATCTCAAAGTTATTGCTAAACATTACGATGGAGAGAGGTTAACTTTGTGGGATGGCGAAAGTTATGAACATCGCAATGGACACTTTTGCAGTTTGAAATGCTGTGAGAGTTACGCAAATCACATTGTGGCTGAAACAATCAAACGTAATATCAAAAGTTTTAATAAAAAATAGCGATTCTTAGTTCTCTTCTATACTATAAGAAAATATTTCGAGGATAAAAAATAAAAAAATAAAAAAAGCACTTTTGCGGTAACAGCGGTAACGACATGCCTTTTCTATTTAGATTCCAGTGTGTTATCTCTGTTACCTCATCCTAAAAGTTGCGGTAACCGTTACCGCTGTCTGGTAACATCTTTAGAAGCTATTGATTTTATTGAGTTAAAATTTATTTTAATGCAGGACTTGACTTATCTGCTCCGTTTGATATTCTGTATAAGTAATCAGAAAGGAAACGAATCAATGTCAAAATTCTTAGTAATACTTCTCCCTAAAGACAACACGCAGGGAAGCTATACTTATCTCAAAGTTTGTGCCAAAAACAAAACAACAATAAAAGCGATGTTTTGTTCAGATTATCATATAGCGGAAATAAACAAAATATAAAATCAGGGAGCTTCGGCTCCCCACCATTTAGAAAGGGAACCAAATGTCAAAATTAGCAGATCAAAGAGTAGTTCAGGAATTAACTGAAAAAGTCATCGCAGAAATGGAAAGCTGTAAAGCCGAAGGTAAGGGATGGACACCATCTTGGAACGGTTCACTGTCAGGTTTGCCATTAAACTTTCTCACCAACAATCAGTTGACTGGTGGAAACCTAATGGTGGCTCTTATGTTGGGAGCTGACAATCGGTGGGCAACACCTGCAGGATTAAAGAAGGAAAAGATGTCTTGGAAAAAAGGATCGAAGACAGTTTGGTTTCTCCGTCCTATCGTTATCACCAAGGATAAGGAAACTGGTGAAGATCTCAAGAAGCCATTTGTCTTCTTCAAGCCATACCCAATGATCAACGGTGCTGATATTAATAACATGCCAGAAACTGCTGATGTTAACACTGAGGTTACTCATGAAGAGCGACACGATAATGCTCAGGAGTTCTCTGACAATCTTGGAGTTACCGTTAGAGAATCAGGTCTTGGACGTTGTTACTATTCTCCTGAAGACGATAGCATTCACATGCCATACAAGAAGAACTTCAATTCTCTTGATGAGTATTTCTCAGTGTTGTTTCATGAACAGGCACATGCCACTGGACATAAGTCACGGTTAAACAGATTTGAAAAGACAAAGGAAATATCCGAAAACAACTACGCATTCGAGGAGTTGGTTGCTGAATTGTCATCCATGTTTCTCTGTGCTCACTTCGGTATCTCTTTTGAGCCAACTGAGCAAAACGCAACCTACCTCAACTCTTGGTTGGGTGCTCTTAAAGGTGACGCTGCATACATATGGAAAGCAGCAAAATTCGCTTCGGAGGCAGTTAACTACTGCCTTCAAGCTCAAGACGAAATTAAACAAGCAGCTTAGAAAGGAAAACAAATGACAGAGTTACAAGTTATCAGGGCAACAATCCCTATGCAGTATAAAAAAGTTCAGGAAGCTATGATTGAATACAAGCGTTGCCAGAACTCAAATCAATTAATAAAAAAGGATAAACATTTAAAAGAATTGTTTCGTTTAATTGAGGAAGAGCTTAAACTCTCCTGTAAGTTTAACTCTCGGAGGCAGACAGGATTAATCAGATGAACAAAGTAGAAGAGGAATTTAAACTAAAAATGAAAAGGGCATCTGCATATGCTTCTTTGCAAAATCCAAATTATGAGGATTACTCTCTTTTGGATAAAGATGCAGATGACTGGCTCACTCGCTTGAATGTCCCTGAGAAGTATGAACGGGGAAATATAAAAATAAGAAGATATGAAAAGCCAGAAGGTAGTTATGTGAATAATGGGAGGAAAAAGAAATGATTAAAGTAAAAAGTAGACAACCATCAGTGATACCTTTTCCTGATAAAAAATACAATATCATTTATGCCGATCCTCCTTGGAATTACGAAAAATGGTCAGAAGGTGCAAGTAGAAATGTTAAGGGAAAATATAAAACCATGACTCGTAAAGAAATTTTTGATTTACCAGTTCAAGATATTTCAGAAGAAGATTGCATTTTATTCATTTGGGTCACATATCCAAAATTAATTCAAGGCATCGAAACCATTGAACAATGGGGGTTCAAATATAAAACTTGTGCTTTTAGTTGGGTGAAAACCAATAAATCTTTCTCAAAAGACCAAAGTTCTTTTTTTCCAGAAGATAACTTTAAAAGTTTTTGGGGAATGGGTTACTGGACAAGGGCAAACAATGAAATTTGTTTACTTGGCACTAAAGGAAAACCAAAAAGATGTTCGAAATCAGTTCAACAAATAGTTTTTGACAACATAAGAGAACATTCAAGAAAGCCAGATTGCGTAAGAAATAGAATAGTTGAACTTTGTGATGATGTGCCTCGAATAGAATTGTTTGCTAGGCAACGGCACGAAGGCTGGGATGCTTGGGGCAACGAAATATGATACAAATGAAGCATAGAATAGGCTGGGTGTAATGGAAGTGTGCAAAGAAGTGAAAAATTGGATTGAAGATATAATCGGTGTTGTCTGTTTGTTCGCAGGTTTCTATTGCTTTTTTGTTTTCGTTGTTACAGTCTGGGGTTAGTTGCATTGCCTCGAATCATTGTGACTTCATGTTTCTCCCAGAACTGCCCCACTTGTTCTCGTAACTCGTGGGGTTTCTTTTTGTTTTATTATAGGTTACTGTTTCAGTACAGTTCACCACTGAAAATAAAGGTAGGAAAATGGCAAAGACAAAACGTAAAGTCGGTAGACCTAAATTCGAGATCACAGATGCTATCATGAAAAAGGCAGAAGACTATGCTGCCAAGGGTTTAACCATCGATCAAATCGCTGCTGTGCTTGGTATTTCTGATGCAACTATCTATGAAAGACAGCAGGAATATCCTGACTTTTATGACGCTCTAAAAAGAGGTAGAGCTACTGGCATAGCTAACGTGACAAATGCCCTCTATGAAAAAGCCACTGTCGATAAAGATAATACGGCTATGATTTTTTATTTAAAAAACCGTGCAGGGTGGGTTGATAAACAGGAAACAACTACCACTGTAGAAAATAGACATGTCATCGATCTAACTGGGATAGACAATGAATCACTTAAACAACTTGAATCAGTTCTTGAGCAATCTATCACTCGAACAGGTGAGGGCAGAGAAGTACCGAAGATCATTGAGGGAGTTCACGAAAGCTAGTTGGAATTCCATCGAACCTGGTGTTGAGTTTCAAAACAACTGGCATATTGATGCAATCTCTGAACATCTTCAGGCGGTTGTGGAAGGTAACATCAAACGTCTGATTATAAACGTACCTCCACGCCACATGAAATCAATCTCTGTTGCCGTTTGCCTTCCTGCTTGGACTTGGACTAGGCAACCTGACAAGAAGTTCCTGTATGCTTCTTATGCCAGTTCTCTGTCAATTCGTGACAGCGTTAAATGCCGAAGGCTACTTGATAGCCGTTGGTATAAAGCTCACTTCGAGGATACATTTAAATTAACTTCTGATCAAAACCAGAAGCAGAGATTTGAAAATGATAAGACTGGAGCCAGAATAGCTACGTCAGTTGATGGTGCTTTAACTGGTGAAGGTGGTGATATTATAGTTATTGACGATCCGCATAATGTTAGGGAAAGCGAATCATCTGCTGTTCGTGAAGGTGTATTGGAGTGGTGGGATCAGGCTATGCAAACTCGTTTGAACGATCCTAAGACTGGTGCGTTTATAATTATTATGCAGCGTGTGCATGAAAGAGACTTAACTGGGCACATATTAGCAAACGAACTTGACGATGAGTGGAATCACCTCTGCCTTCCTGCCAAGTATGAAATAGGACATCCAACACCGACACGGTCATTTCTTGGCTTTACTGATCCTAGAACAAAAGAAGGTGAGCTTCTCTGGCCCAACAGAATTGATGAAAAAACTTTGACTTCCTTGGAAAAAAGTCTGGGCAGTTATGCTTCAGCAGGACAATTGCAACAACGTCCAATGCCAAAAGGTGGCGGTATATTAAGAGCTGAGT